GACGGTCTGCGTAAGGTTTACCACATCTACACATGGTTGGAGCTCGAAGACGACCCACTGACAGATGGTGAGTCCGCTCCCTACATCCTGATGGTTGACGAGCACGAGAACGAGTGCGTTGGCCTCTACCGTAACTGGGAAGAGGGCGACGAGACTCAGACTAAGCTAGATTGGCTGGTTGAGTTCAAGTTCATCCCATGGCGCGGTGCGTACGCTATTGGTTTACCTCAACTGATTGGTGGCCTCTCAGCGGCCCTTACAGGCTCTCTACGCGCTTTGTTGGACTCTGCCCATATCAACAACGCGGCGACCATGCTCAAGCTCAAGGGCGCGAAGATCTCTGGCCAGTCCCAGCAGGTTGACGTGACTCAGGTCTGCGAGATCGAGGGAGCCCCCGGTGTTGACGACATCCGCAAGATTGCCATGCCTATGCCGTTCAACCCACCTTCAGCGGTGCTATTCCAGCTTCTAGGCTGGTTAGATGGTGCGGCCAAGGGGGTAGTGACCACAGCAGAGGAAAAGATCGCTGACGTCAATTCCAACACACCCGTTGGCACAACTCAGGCTTTGATCGAGCAGGGCGCCGCAGTGTTCTCTGCCATCCATGCTCGTTTGCACGAGTCCCAAGGCCGCGTCCTAAAGATCCTCGGACGCCTGAACCGTTGGTATTTGGATGAGCAACGCAAGGGTGAAGTGGTTGCAGATCTGGAGATTCGTAAGGAAGACTTTGCATCGAACACCGATGTGATCCCAGTCTCTGACCCACACATCTTTTCTGAGACCCAGCGTATGGCTCAGAGTCAGGCTGTGATGCAGATCATGGAGAAGAACCCTGACCTGTTTAACCGCAAGGTGGTGATCGAGCGGTTCTTGAAGCAGATCAAGGTTCCCGGCATCAACGAGCTGATGATTGACGTTCCTGCCCCTGAGAAACGTGATGCGGCTAACGAGAACGTGGCCATGATGTTGGGCCAAGCGGCGTTTGCTTACATCGAGCAAGACCACCTGTCCCACATCCAGAGCCATTTGGAGTTCTACAAAGATCCGATCTTTGGCTCAAACCCCACGATCCAGCCAATCATCCTGCCCCACATGATGGAGCACATCAAGCAACACCTGTCCTTGTGGTACTTGAACCGTATGAATGGCTACGTCACCAAGTCTTTGGGACGCAGACCTACCGACTACGACGATCCAAAGATCACGCCTATGGCCGACAAGCTGTTTGCTGGCGCTTCCCAGAACGTTACGATCGATACAGCCAAGGTTTTTTCCAAGGTTGTACCAATAATGCAACAGATGGCTCAGCAGTTACAGCAGTTGAAGCAACAACAAGTTCCTCCTATGACACCAGAGGCTCAGGTTTTGCTACAAACCAGCATGGCAGAGACCCAGCGACTGACAGCAAAAGACCAAGCAGACATCCAGTTGCAAGGTCAGAAGCTTCAAAACCAACAGCAATTGGACGTTGCCAAGCTCACACAGAGCCAACAACAGTTCGATGCCGAACAACAGCTCGAAGCGGCGATGGGAACCGAGAAGAACCTCACGCAAGAGCGCATAGAGTCTGCAAGATTGACGCGAGATGCGGCAAAACTGCAACAAGAGCAGGTAAAAACTGCAACCATGCTTCAAAACGAAGCGCAAACCTACTTAGGAGGCTGAAATGGCTACATCTAACCCTTACCACAACGAAGCAGTGCCCATGCACAAGCGTATTGCCGCAGGCGAGAAGCTTGATGGAACGTCTTTGAAGTCCTCTGGCAACGCCCAGCCAGCCAAAAAACAAGGAGGCGCCCTATCGCAAGCTAAGAAAAAATAATGCTGTTCAATTTAGGTGATCTGATCGGCGCAATTAAGGCGCGTCAAGCTGAAATAGCTTCTTCCTTAGCGGCTGGAAATGTCGCGTCATGGGAGGCGTACCAACGTACGGTCGGACAAAACTTGGGATTGCAGGAAACCCTCGATCTCGTAAACAAAATGTTAAAGGAAGATGAAGAAGATGAGCGATAACCCGGAAGTGTTGGAAAACGCTGAAGTTAAGTGGGCATTCCCCGCTGTGAATCCCGGTGCTAAGCCTCTTGGTGGTCGAATTTTGGTGCAACTACGTCGCACTAGACAAAAAACGACAGGCGCAGGGATTATCTTGGTCGAAGAGACCAAGGAAACCGAGAAGTGGCAGAACATGGTGGCAAAAGTCATCGATGTTGGCCCTCTCGCATTCAAAAACCGCGACACGATGCAAGGATGGCCCGAGGGGTCATGGTGCGAAGTCGGCGATTACATCCGAGTCCCTAAATGGGGCGGAGATAGGTGGGAAGTTAAGGTTGATGAAGAGCACGATCGTGAAGATCCAGCCCTTTTTATGATCTTGAACGACCACGAAATAATTGCCAAAGTCATTGGTGATCCCTTAGCCATGAAAGCATTTTTATGACCACAGAAAACGAACTCGACAAGATTGTTGTCACTGAAGAGGCGGACGGTTCAGCCGTTATCGACCTTCCTGACAGCATTGAATCCCCTGACGACCAAGACGACGACCGCGGCATGTCCGCTGGTGGCTCCTCTGATGGCGCTGACGACGATGTAGCCCCTGAAGACGAGACTGAGTACCAGCGTGCACGCCGTGAGAAGCGCCGAGCCAAGAGAGATCTGGCCAAGAAGACTGGCGTAGAGAAGGACATGAAACTTCAGCACTTGGAACGCAAGAACCAAGAATTGATGGAGCGTTTGTCTGTTGTGGAGCGCAAAACCCACTCTGCTGACTTAGCCCGTATTGACAAGGCTATCGAAGACCAAGAGCTCCGCCTACAGTACGCCAAAATGAAGATTGCCGAAGCGGCAAGCGCCTCTGATGGCCACGCCCTGACTGAAGCCCAAGACATCATGTACGACGCACGCCGTCAGATGGAAGCCTTGACCAACTTCAAGAAGGCGGCTGTTCAGCCCCGTCAGACCCAAGGAAACGTCCCAGATCCCCGCCTGCAACGTCTTGCGGCGAACTGGATGGAGAGGAATGATTGGTACGACCCGAACGCTCGGGATACCGATTCTAAGATTGCAAAGCAGATTGACGAGACTCTGGTTTCGGAGGGTTGGGATCCAACCTCACCTGATTACTGGAATGAGCTCGATAATCGCTTGCATAAGTACTTGCCTCACAAGTACAATGACAGCACGGACGTACGTTCGTCTACTAAGAGACCAAGGAGTGTTGTAACAAGTTCTGGTCGCGAAAGCGTCAACGGAAGCACCAACAGGAATACATTTGTTCTGAAACCAGAGCAGGTGCGTGCCATGAAGGATGCAGGCTTTTGGGATGATCCCGATAAGCGTTCCAAGATGATTAAGCGATATGCGCAAGAAGCTCGAAACAACTCTTACTAAGGAAACAAGTATGACCGAATCACGTTTGAAAAAATCTCTGAATGCAGGTGGACGCAATGATCGCGCAAGCGAGGATGTTAGTCGCGCCGCTCCAGAAACAAAGTTCGTAAGCTCACAGGAACGTCGAAAGATGTGGAGTGATGAATGGAACCAATCAGCACTGCCAAAAGTCCCGCCGATGCCCGGCTGGCACCTTATTTGGCTTTCAACAACCAACGCATACGACACCATTGATAAAAGGGTGCGACTTGGCTACATTCCCGTGAAAGCGGACGAAATGGCTGGGTTCGACAACTACAAAGTCAAGGCTGGCGAACACGTTGGATACATATCATGCAACGAGATGTTGCTGTTCAAATTGCCCATGGACATCTACCAAGACGTTATGGCGCAACTGCACTACGAAGCCCCTCTTGAAGAACAGGACAAAGTCCGCGTTCAGCTTGAGAATCTTCAAGGTCAGCGTGACAGCAGTGGCAAGTCGCTGGTACGAGTTGAAGGCGAAGGTATGGGCAGGTTTGACCAATCTCAACCTAATCGCGCCCCCATTTTTGAGGGTTAACTTCTAAGGAGTAAGACTATGTCTTCTACAAATGCTCCGTTCGGTATGCGTCCTGCATTCCACCCTTCTGGGCTGGATCGTGCATCGGCGTTAGCTGACGGTATTCTCTCTACGTACAGCACCGACATCTTGAAGGGTCAGCCCGTCAAGATGGCTACAGGTGGTGTTATTCAAGTTGCCGCCGCTGGTGATGCGTTTCTCGGATGCTTTTCAGGCGTCGAGTTTACGGACACTACTGGTCGTCGTCGTGTGTCGAACTACTGGCCTGCCAACACGGCTTACCAGACTGGTTCATGCATTGCGTACTTCTATAACGACCCCAACATCGTCTATGAAATTCAAGCCGCTGGTTCACTAGCGCAGACTTCCATTGGCGACGAGGCTGATTTGAGCAACACAACTGCTGGTTCCACAACCACTGGTTTGTCTGCTTGCACTTTGTCAACCACCTTAGCTGGTGCTGGCAATAGCGCACAAATGCGAATCATCAACCTCGCACCGTACCCTGACAATGCTTGGGGTGATTCTTACACCATCGTTCGTGCCACTATTGCCGAGTACCAGTTTGCTGGTGCGGCAGGTACGGCAATTTAATAGGAGGACATGAATCATGGCCGCTCCAATGCGCAGTACCGACTTTCGTAGCATCGTCGAACCTATCTTGAATGAATGTTTCGACGGTGTATACGATCAACGTGCCGATGAATGGTCTCGTGTTTTCACGGAACAAGAAGGCATTCCACGTAACTACCACGAAGAACCCGTCCTGTACGGTTTCGGCGCCGCACCTCAGTTGCCTGACGGCACTCCTGTGTCGTACCAACAAGGTGGTGTTCTGTTCTTAAAACGCTATGTGTACTCTGTGTACGGCTTGGCATTTGCTTTGACCAAAGTTTTGGTTGAAGACGGTGACCACATCCGTATCGGTC